GGTAAGCGTTGTATCGGTACAGGCACAGTCAAGATGACCGATACGGGGCTGTGGTACGAGGCTCAGGTAGACATGGCAGATGAATACGGCCAGATGATTGCGAAGCTCTGCAAGCAAGGGAAGATGGGTTATTCCTCTGGCGCAGCTGGGCATCTGGTACAGCGCAAGAGCAACGGCACCGTGAATCAAATTGTTTCATGGCCTATCGCTGAAGCATCAATCACACCGACACCAGCGGAGTATAGAAACACGGTCAAGTCACTAAAGGATATGTATGGCATGGAACCTATGATGGATATGGACATGGAAGAGGAAGAAGGCGGGGAAGAATACGCCATCACTCCCGAGCAAGCAGAACCACAAATCGGTGAAGACCCAAGAGCATACATTGAAAAGGTCTACACGGGAACCGGCGCTCACATCATCCATGAAGGTTTCGAGGGGCTTTACGAGAGCCTCTGTGCTGGCATCATGGGGCTCTACGAAGTCCAAGGGGATAAAACTCCGTACATCGTTGCACTGGTCGATGGCTTTGCTGACCGTGCAAAAAAACTCGCATCAGCCATTGGAGCAGATCCGGTGCTGGTGAAGTCCACTCCGGATTCACTCCGGGGTGTAGAACGTCGGCTGCGGGATGCAGTCGGTCTTACACGGTCAAACGCCAAGCGTTTGGCTCCCGTTGTCTGGGATTCTCTGCGGGATGCAGACCAGCCGGAAGAGCAACCGTCCATCGAAGTAAAGGCGAAAGCCACTGACCAAGAGCGGGAAGATTTCCTCGCTCGCTTGGAGATTATGTCATTATGACGATCGAACAACTCGAGTCTAAGAAACTCGGAAACATCGCAACGGCCAAGGAGTTGGCTGCAAGCGGTGGTGACCTCGCACAGGCAAAGAGCCTGATGTCCGAAGTCAAAGACATTGAAGCTCGCATCGAGATGATTAAGTCGCTCGGTGAGACTGCACCTGTAGCCGCTCCTGCTGTTCAGCCATGGGCTAACGGTGGCGTTACAAAGTCCGTGTTTAGCGGAACTCGTAATGAGCAGTCCTACAAGGGCTATGTCATGGGCAAGTTTGCGCTTGCTGTTGCTGGTAACAAGTCGGCTCAAGAATGGCTCAAGTCCAACGGTCACTTCAAGGCACAGGTCGAAGGCACAACCACCGCTGGTGGATTCCTTACACCTGATCTGCTTTCCGCTGACCTCGTATACCTCCGTGAGCAATACGGTGCAGCACGTCAGAATGCTCGCATCGTTGCGATGACATCGGACGTTCAGTTGGTGCCAAATGCAACCGCATCCACAACGGTCTACTACCCGGGTGAAAATACTGCAATCTCAGATTCGCAGTTGACCTTTAGCCAGATTTCGTTGACTGCTAAGAAGATGGCAATCTTGACCATCGTCTCCAAGGAACTTAACGAAGACTCGGTTGTTGATGTTGGAAATGCTTTGGCTCGTGACTTTGCATACAACCTCGCAAAAGAAGAAGACCGTGTTGTTTTCAACTCAGCATTGACCGGCTCGGATGCTTCCGGCTTGGTTGGTATGGGAAGAACGCTCACCGACTTGGCTTCTGGTGCATATGCTAACTATGGCAATATTGCAGGCGCTGTCGTTGGTGCTGCTGGTACTGGTGCTGCATGGTCTGGCTTTACACTTGCCAACCTTCAGTCAATGATCGGCAAACTTCCAACATATGCCGACCAGCCAAAGTGGTTCATGCATAAGAACTTCTTTTACACCGGTATTGCCGACAAACTCGCGGCATTGGGTGGAAACAACATCGATGCAATCCAGAATGCCTACGGAGTCAATCCACTTTTGTACGGCATCCCTGTTGTCTTTGTTCAGAACATGCCATCGGTTCCTGCGCTTGATACTCCGGTTGCATTCCTTGCAGACCTTAGCAAGGGTGTAGCTTTCGGTGACCGCCGAGGTATCACAATCGAGATGTCCGATCAACGCTACTTTGTTGAGGACAGCTGGGCATTCAAGGCTACCGAGCGTTTCAGCGTCAACTGCTTTGATGCTGGAAACTACAGCGCCACGGCTTCCGCCCGTGTGCCTGGTTCTTTCATCGGCCTTATCGCAGCTCACACGTAAGGCAGTGCGGAGTAATACCGCAACCGACACAAAGACCCTCGGCAGACGTGCCGGGGGTTTTTCTTTTAGCAAACCGGGCTAATGCCCGTGTGGGATACTGAGACCATGAGCCTGAGCCGTGCCGATGCTATTGGAAGAGTTGCCCTTTATAGTCAAGCGGCGCAATATCATGCCGTGTCTACTACCGACATAGGCATCATCCTCGATGAGCATTTGCGCTTTGACACTTGGACTGCTAACACCGTATATGCAGTCGGTGATCGGGTGGTAGGCACTACTCCGAATGGCCGTGTCTACGAATGCCGACAGGCTGGAACATCAGGGACTGCCGAGCCAGAATGGCCTAGTACCTGGGGCTGGACGTGGGAAGGTTTCCTGCTGACCGAAGGTACATCAAATCCGCAGCTAGCATGGGTTGACATGGGGCCAGCAAACGTCGAGCGTTACGATGTCCGCACTGCCACCCGTGCTGTGTGGCTCCTGAAGGCTGGACTGGTTGCCACGGAGATTGATGCCAAGGAAGGGCCGAGCGATGTGAAGCTAAGCCAACTCCAAGCGCAGTTTCTAATGATGGCCGAGCGTTTCCGCCCGGTGAGTATCTTTTGATGTCTCCTATCCTACGCGGCATCCTAAGCCGTGCACTAGTCCGCAACCTTGTACAGGACAGGGTTATTGTCCTACGTATGACGCTCACAGAAGACGGTCGAGGCGGTCAGACGCAGGACTGGAGACAAGTCGATGAGTTCTTGGGACGCATGATTAATCAAGGGAATAATGAAATGCTCTTGGATGCTGGCATTAAGGTTGTTTGTAATTGGTATTTAGTATGTCCAGCCGACCGAGTGATTCAAGCCAACGATCGCATTCGACTTCATGATGAGCCAAACCACTACTTTGATGTAATTGGCACGGATGCCGGACAGACAAACCTGCTGATACAGCATGTATCTCTCAAGGAGCATTTTGCATAATGGGCGCATCAGAATGGACAGCCATAGGCCTAGCCGTCTCCTCCGGCATAATTAGCTTATTGGTTTACATAATCAAATTCTTGCATCGGATGGATAAACGCAACGCTGTTGACACGGCTACATTGAACGATCACAGCGGACGCATCGTACGTCTTGAAACTGTCACGGGTGAACTCAAGACACAGGTCACAAGGCTGGAGGCAAAGCAATGAACAGTATCAGTATCAAGCGGTTAGTGGTTGTAGTTCTGGTTGCTTTCGTGGCTTCCTTCACATCGGTATTTGGGGATGGTATCAGAACATCTGAAGCCAAAGACATCACCGAGCTGGGCGCAGTGCTGGCTCTCTACGGGAGCAAGGCTGTAGCGGCTGGCGTCTCAGCTGCTGTGTCTAGTGTGCTGGCTTTCCTTACGATGCCGTTTAGCGGTGTGCAGGCGAATGCGCTGAAGGTGGGCAAATGACACCTGTAAACCTTATGAACTACCGAGCCGAGCGTACTGCGGACGGTACTGACTGGATTCTGTACGGAGATATTACAGACAGTAATAATCAAGTGTTGGCATCATTTGGGCCAGATGGAACATCGCTAAACCAATGGTGGGTGCAACAAGATAGCAACTTCCAAGAGACATATGTCAATATGTTTGCTGGAATTATGGCAAGTGAAATCGTGAATGGAACGGCTGAGTAATGGCAACTTACTACGTTCGGACTGATGGCAACAATAGTAATGCTGGCACTAGTTCAGGCACTGGTGGGGCTTGGGCTACAGTAGATCATGCTCTTGGTGGTACGGGAACGGCTAGTGGTGTAACAGGCGGGGATACCATTTATATAGCACCGGGGAAATATCCTATTGTAACTATTGCTGTTGCACCTTCAACTAATCTAAATGTTTTTGGCGATCCCAATGGTTCACAATTTGGGTATACGATTCCTCCGGGGCCAGTACACATTTCAAGTACATCTGACAATACTTTTGCAAATGCAAATGCTGGAATAACTGCGACTAGCAAAAACAATTTCACATTTAAATACTTAGTTGTTCGTGGACTTTCAACGACAACATGTCATAACTGGATAATCGACTCTTGTCATTTTTATCCAAATAACAACTCAAACGTGTTTACGATGACATTCAGCGCAGGCGTAAATGCAAACACTCAGATATTAAATTGCAGTTGTGTAATGGCAAACCAAAATATCGGTGCCATTCAAATTACATTTGCAAACCATACGTCAACATACACAAGCAGTTTAAAAATCTACAACCTTATAGTTGACAACAACCGCAGTAATGGTGATATTACTCTAACGTGTAACAATGCGACTGGAATAATAATTTCAAACATTATCTCTAGAGGAAATGTCACCATAACCGGCAGTGTTGCATCACAAGTAAAAATTATAAACTCAGTTCTTCAGTACCTAACAGGCAGTGTAGGTGCAAATGTCCTAGAAGACTACAACATATTCATGTCAGGTTTTAGTGTAAACCGTACCAATGTAGCAGCTGGAACTAATAGTGTTGTCGTAACAAGCCCGCTAATATATGGTAATGTGATGGCTCAATCTGGAGCAGGTGCCTATAGTGCTTATCAACCAGTCACAACTGTGTTTAATCAATTGTTGTATGGAACAACTACTGATGCACCTACCACTGATTTCTTTGGTAATACCTATGGGACACCGATGACTATAGGTGTTGCTAAATCTGCAACGCTAACAGGAGCAGGGGTCTATTCAGCAACAGAACGCAACGCGTCTACCATCACAATCGCTCCCGGCTCAACGTCACAAAGCATCGAGCTCTATTTAGGTGCTACAGGTCTCACAGATTCTACGGCTGGTCTCTCAGCCAGATATAACCGCACAAGGACTGCTTCTGTATCTATCCCTCTAGTAGCCCGTACAATCGGTCAGGCGTGGACATCTGGCGGCTTTGCTGAGGTAGACGCAACCAACATGCCGGGAGTCTACAGATTGGACTTGCCTGATGCCGCTTTGGCGGCTGGTGCTGACGATGTCACG